TTTGTCTGCCACGCCTTCAACGCAGCCACGGACGCTGGTCCAAACTTTCCATCTTCTTTCAGCCCGCAGCCGAACCGGTTCAAATTCTGCTGGAGCAGTCTTGCCTTCTCTCCCGTCGCCCCTCTTTTGATCGTAGGCAATGCCGCCAACATCTGATCCTGTTGCACCGGTGCAACTCCGCCGTTTAATCTTCTGTTGACTTCCGCAGCAATAGATCCGTGCAGGTTGTACATATAATCACCGGGGCAGGCTTTATTCGCAAACCATCTGTGCGCAACCATATTCTGTTTGTCGTACTGCCCCACCAGCGACCTGTCTGCCTTCCATTTGAGTTCCGGTATGTTGTTCCGTCTGCAGCAGTCTTCCAGCAATGCAACCAGCGCATCCAGTGCCGCATTGGATACATGCCAGTCCGGTTCTCTTCCATCGTTGGCCACTTCTATCGTGATGATATGATCATCTACCACTCTGTTCGATGTACATTGCGATCTATAGTCCTCCGGCACATAGCAGCCTATCAATCCATCCGAACTTATCCCGTAATTGCTGGATGCTTTCCGGCTTTTGTTCGAAAAATGGTTTCCCAGGGATACCACTGTGGCATTGCACGCCATGCAGTGTAGCCCGAAGCCTACTATATCAGATGTCCTTTTTTTCTTGTTCGGCGAGATCATCGTCACTCTCGTCAGATTGCTCATTATCATGTTCCAGATCCTCCGGGAATTCATCAACTACGGGTACTGCTTCCGTCTTTGTTGCCAGCTGTATCATCTTCCGTCCCTCCTACATCTTCCGTTTTCTTTTTCAGGCTCTTGATCATCTTTTTTAAGAACGGAGGCACAGGCCCTCCGGCGTCACTGATATTTTCTATGATCGACAGCATTTCATTGAACGCAAGCCACAGAGCCACGACAATCGAAACAATGAATGGCTGTTTGAAATCCGGACGAACCTGCTGCGCTGCATAGTTTACCAGCACATCCAGGAGCCACCCCATAGCGATCAGCAGATACATCAGTACCTTTTTCTTCAGGCCATTGAAACCTTTTAGGCTGTCAATCTCCTGTCCCCTTTTGGGGGCGGCAATCAGAGCCGTAGCATAATCGATCACATTGCAAGCCAGAAGAACATATACTGGGATCGCCAAATTCCCAAGCCACGCGTTAATTCCGGCAAAAACTCCTACGATCACCACCTGTATTTTTTTCATTGCTTCCTCCGTTCTTTTGTGATCTCCCCTACGAAGACGTCGGGGAGATCATTACTGCTCAATAGTCTTCCGTAATCCCGCCGCTTCATTGATCAGCCGTATCTCGTTTGCAAAGTCGCTCTCTACTTCTTCTGCAGTCATATGCTGCATCAAGCCCTCAAACAGTCTGTCAATAACTTTCTTCTGTAGGTCGATGATCGCGCTCTGCATCGTCACCACATCATATAGGCGGCTGATCTCTCCGCTCACTGGTAGTCTTCTCCAGTGAGCTCTTTGTACTCTTCCTCTGTGATCCAGCCTTTTGCTACAGCCTTCTTAACGCGGTCAATATTCCAAAGGCCATTGTCATAGTAATATTTTACCTTTTCAAAGTTTGTGCTCATCTCTTATTCCTCCACTAACATACTCAGATAATCAATGTCTGCCTGCTGCTGTGCGATGATCGGATAGATCTCCTTCGGCACCTTGCATTCATCGTATGCCCATACCGTCACGGTCTCTCCATCCACTTCGCGCTGTTCTTCCGTAATGTTTTTGCGGATATAAACAACGCTTTTCCCTTCCTGCACTTCCTGCGGCTTCACACCGCTTTCAGATCTGTACCACATAATTTCTTCTCCCTTCTGACTCTACGGTCATATCTGCTTATTTTACGTTTGATGTTCCGGAAACTGATATACGGTTTCATCCACTTGACATACATCCTGTATGTGTCCGTCTGATTCAGCCATCCCAGAGCTGCGATCATTTTACGGCAGGAATATATGCCTTTATGTTTTGTAAACCGTCTCGCCCTTTTCGTCATCCGCAGCATTATGTTCTTTCGCAATGCCGTGCGGTTCCGGTAGAAACGAAACCCCATAAAATCAAGGAATCGGTACTTGTCTATGCCGTTTGATGTTCTGTGAAATCTCGCCACCTGCCAGTTCCCTTTCATCTCCAGTCCAATGCTCTTCAGAAACTCGCTGATCGCTTTTCGCATCTTGTGCAATTCCCGCTTGTTGCTTCCAAATATCACCATATCATCCATATATCTGACATAATGCACTGCCCGCAACTTCTGCTTGATAAATGTATCCAGCGGCTGCAGGTACCAGTTCGCCAGCCAATGCGATGTATGAAATCCTAACGGCAGACCGTCCGGAGCGCAGTCGATCACTTTCCCCATCAGTTTGTTGAACTTTGGATCGTGTATGTACTTCGCAATATAGGCCTTCAGCATATCGTGCGGTATGCTCGCGAAAAAATGGTATATATCCATCTTCAGGAAATACTTCACGTTCTTATCATCGTGTCTGATCCACTTTTTGATGTGGTATGCTGCCAGCGCCGGGCCTCTTCCCGGTATAGAGCCGTGACAATGCTCGTACATCCTCTTCATAATAATCGGTTGCAAAGCCCCTACGATCATATGATGCAGAACCTGTTCCTTGAATGACGGTACTATGATACGACGCTCTTTTTGTCCTTCCTTGATGATTCTTGGTTCTTTGTTCCGGTGCCTATAGTTCTCTGCAAACCTCTGGAACTTCGGTATCTCCGCTTCGATGTTCTCGTAAATCTCTTTCACCGTCTTGCGTTCCCGTTTTCCGAGAGAAGCCTTGCAGATGGCTTTCCTGATGTTATCCGGTGATATGACTATCTCCCAGATATGATTGTACGATTTCATACCTATCCTCTTTCTTATCCTCTCAACGGTTTTCGATGTACTACTGGCCGCTGCTCGCAACGAGATAATTTTCACCAAGAGGTGGGGATATAACTGCCCTTCTGTTAATCTGCCATCATAGGATAAGTAAGCGCGGCACCGATGTTCCACCTGGCGTTCGAAGCGTCGTTGTTCAGGTTGACGTACCACGCACCATCGTGAGACCCGTTGTTCGAGTTGCCACCACGGTACGGCACCCGCGCACGCAGCTATACCCCTTTTTATTGCTTATCGTTTTTGAGTCAAAAGTTTCGTAAAGTCTTAGTTATTCAGGAGACACACTCGCTTCGCTCGCGTTTCCCCTCTTACCGCCCCAAAGTGCGGGGCGGTAATTCACCCTTTCAGGCGAGTGGCTTACAAGACAGCGCGGCACCGATGGCCCACCCGGCGGTCGAAGCGGCGTAGCTCAGGTCGACGGACCACGCACCACCGGGAGACCCGCTGTTCGAGGCACCACCACGGCACGGCACCCGCGCTCCGCTATTGTTAAACCATAAGCCGTCACAGTAGTGCGTGGATGCAGTTGCTTTTGTGTTGTCTGCATCCTTCGGAAATGCTCCGTTCGGCGAGAACTCATACTTGTCACAATACTGTCCGGAGGTTCCTGTCAGTGTCGCTCCCACACTGATATAGTTGTCACCGGTCAGATTATATCCTGCTGCCGTGGAACCATCTTCGGTTCCATAGGTCAGCTTCACCTTCTGCACGCCGTCAACCATAATATGACCGCGGTATCTTCTCCACTGGCAAGCCCACCAGTTCTCCATTCCGAATACCTTCACGCCATGATCACCATCATTGTATCCAAAGAACAGCCCCTTGTCATTCAGCGCTCCGGTCACATATGCCTTCATCGCCGTTTCAGATCCGCTGTCCAAGCCTCTGCCGAATACCGCCTGTGTATTCGTAGACTTTCCGATCAAAGTCAGCAGCATATTGATCAGGACGATGTCCGCATATACCTCTGTTCCCCAGATCTCAGCGCTGCCGGCATTATTTCTTTCCGCCATGGTGATCTCTGTGGACGCGTTCTGTGTATGCGAGATATACTGTCCCGATAAAGAACGCAACACATTATTGGATCCATCGCTCACTGCAGATCCGTTATAGATCGGAGTGTAGAAGTGATCCACACTCACGCCGTTGCAGTTATGGAACGGCCAGTCATGATAGGTCGCATCTACCTGATGATCCGCGATGTACACTGTGCAACTATTTTCGTCGCCGCTATCCGGTTCGATTTTCATCCAGATCTTCTTCCCATCGCGGCCCCATTCCATCATGGCGTTGCCGTCATAAGCAGTATCCGCCACATCCGAGGCTGTTCCGTCCGCTTTTTTGGTGTAATCATTCTCGTTCAGGTAGTAGTCTACCGTGCCGCTCCGGCGCACCATACACGGACGCGGCATGAAGAATGCATCCTTCCAGGAGCCATAGTCGAACGCGCCGCTTGCGTAATCCATCTTTGCCGGGCGCATTCCGATCGCATCCTTCAGATAGGTAACTTTGGATGCCGGATCATCCTCCGCGCCATCGATATGGAAGGCGTAGACTGTTCCGCCTTTGCCCACTGCCGATGCGATACGCAAAAGAGCATCCTTGATTCCCTGCCCTGTTCTGTCCAGCATCAAAGCCTCTGTTACTTCTGTTGACATTTATTTTTCCTCCTTTACTTAATTCGTTTTATACGTTTGGCAAACCTTCCCATTTACCACCGACAAGCCTAATGAACTGAATGCGTTCAGCAAGCTTGTTAAACCACTCTTTAATTCATTAACCGCCCCCACTACGGTCTTATCCGTGGTCTGCAATGCATTGTCGGTCTTGTCCTGCTTTAATGCAAGTGCTGTGTCCATTTCAGACTTAGTAATCAACTTTTCACCTGAATGATCTACAGTGCTGAAAGTTTCAACAAATGTATTACGCTCCCACCACGGTGTAGTTTGCTTAAATCCAGCTTCATGAGTATCAGATGCTATGAGCAATGTATATGACCGTTCTCCGCCAGTATAAACATGTATATTAATAGCGTCATCGAAAGTTTCATTTACCTCAATTGACTGTTGCGCCACTGGGTCCCAACAGGAATACACTTCATCAAATACAACAGCATCATCCACGGTCTTAATGATTTCTAAACTATTATCATCAATCTGCTTAATTGTATAAGTAAACGCTTCGTTCGGAACTACAGGATTTACCGAAATCTCATTATTAGCATTGATGTTAATGTACTTACCAGCAGTATATACAGTGCCTTTATTATTCTTGATCTCATTACTTAGACTAGTAGCTGTAAAATCAGCTGCTGCCCACGCGCCTGTATGAGCTGTGGTACACTTATACAGCACACCATCTTTGAGTACGTAGTCGCCTACAGCATAAGATGCGGTAGCATCAAATTCCTGGGCAATATCTTCCAGGATATTCTCGATAATTGTCATTACTTCGGACACATCACCAAGTTCCTGCCAGATAGTACCATTAAACAAAAACTCTTTGCTCTGATATGCCACCAAATCGCCATCTACAGCTGTATAACTCTCTCCATTGATCGTGATCGGATTTGTGTCGCAGCCATCCGTCAACGCCGTTGTGGTTACACCTTTGACATGAATAGCGCTCTGGCCACCACCCCCGCCACCATTTTCGAGAATCTGCTGGAGCAAATACTCAATTCTGCTCTGCGGCGGCTCCAGTTCATTATTCGCCCCGAGCATGTTCTGCAGGATCGCTTCATTTCTGCTCTGCGGTTTGTCAAATGCCATTTTTCTACCTCCTTATAATGTGAACCATATTTTTTTAATATAGACTTCTTCCAGTCCTATCCACGGGTTAAACTCTACATACTTGTATCCGTCAAAGTTTGCCTCGCCGGACTTATCCGGTATGCTCAACTCCATCTCATACTCACCGGCGACTAATCCCTGCATCGTGTCATCGTATGTTCTATACAGATAACCGTATGGCTCCTGTGTCTGTGGGTTCTTCTGTCGATATAAGATGCTCAACTGCTCGCCCATCTGTATGCCGATCATATTCCCCTTGGTCTCATATTTGATATGCACCTTCTTGTATGTGTTCGGAATGATGATCGGGATCAGCAGTGCCGCACTGTAGTGACCATACACTTCATATATATCTCCCTGTGGGGCCGTGGTCTGTATTCTCTTCAGGCACGTTCCGTCATTCTCCCACCAGTCAGCGTGATCGCCCTTGAACATTGCAATGTATGGCGTTCCTACCAAGTCCTTCATGAAGTTTGTGCTTGTGTACTGGATCAGATACTGCATCGCAGCTACATCGCCGTTCCCTTGCTCATACGGCACCAGCATCGCATCAAAGTTCGTGAACCCTGCAGGCATTAGTTGCGTGTTGAACCCGCCATTCACAAACAGCACATCGCCTTCCGGTGCTTCGCCTGCTTCGATCTGTTTGGCGAACAGATATGCGCTTGATATTGTCATGATAATGATCCCCCCACTAATCCAAATGCCACCGAGAACACATGGGAACCGGCAGACAAGCTCGATGTCAGATAGTCCAGCGTGAGAACGTGATCCCCATCTGCATATGTTTCTTCAATCGGTCCGATGGTCTGCGCATCCAAGCCATATGTGATATTGAGCGTTGTATTGGTTCCCTGTGTGGTCGCCGCTGTTCGGAAGTTCAGCGTGGATCCGAAGCGTACTTTTGTGCTTTCTTTGAGCTTAAAATAAATGCTCATTATGATCGCACTGTTCCCCGCTGCGATGCTCCCGGTGCTCTTGACCTGCGGAGTGACATACTCATACGTCACTGCATCGATCTTGTCATTCGTCTCTTTGATCTTGGCATCCGTCTGGACCTTCTCACGCTCAATTGCTTTGCCGTTGCTGTCTGATTTCTTATCCGTAGTGATGACGGCATCCAAGATACTGTCCTGCACAGATCCTACCGTCATCGTCTCGTAGTGTTCCAGCAGCACATTGAATTCCAGTTTGACTACTTCTGCCTGGATTGATACTCCCAGCGGTGCATAATATACCGTAACCGTATCGCACAGATTGACCGGTACATGGTTATCTTCGTCAATAAATGCTGCCTTGATCGTCAATCTCGGGATGCCCAGGGTGTTCTTCGTCAGATATTCCTGCGCACGCTCCCGCAATTCCGACTCGCTCGGTACATCACCGAAATACTTGGTCATGTCCAGAGACTGAATGCGCTGATACGGATATACCTCTGTAGTCTGTACCGTTAGAACCTTCTCCGTCAGTTCAACATATTCATCGCCGGAATAAAACGGATAGATACCTGTGATGACCTTGTCAATGTTCTCTTCCTGCTGCATCGATGTGATGTTCTTGCCGTAGCTGACAACCTTGCCACGGTTCGAACCTCTGGCGGTATTGATGTATACGTTGTACATATCCCATTCAATCTCTCCGCCATACAGCTCCAGAAAACTGCCTTCCATTCCGCCGATAGCATTCCGGATACTTGTCGGTGTCTCAATCTTAAACGGAGTGGCCGATGTGATGTTGGTCGTGATCGTGAATGGGCAAGTAGTAGATGCATTGCTTTTCATACCTGCCGCCGCTTCACTCGGTCCAGCACCTTCAAACGGTGATGTGATGATATTGGTCAGTTGGTAGCTGATATGCTGCGCCAATACTGTCACACGGCCGCCGGACGGCTTCGTGATCTTGTAGATGCGGAATGCCTGGTTGTTTTTTCCTTCCGCCGGCTGTGCAAAGATGATACGTGAATGCGTGATCTCGGAGTAGTGCACTCCGGTGATCGGATATACCATCTTCAGTTCATACTGACCATTCCGTTCCTCGGTAACGATGCACGACAATGCATCCGACAATCTGCCGATGCCGTTCGAAGTGAATGTTGTCTCGGTTTTATCAAACAGAATAGGGATCACAGTATCCACCACCTCGGTGTTATCGTTGCACTCGTCAATGTTCCAATGCTCACGCTATTAGATCCGGGCACCAGTTCCGGGAACTTCCCGCCGTCCAAAGTTATATTGGCGTTCATATTCGTACTGCCACAATATGCTTCCATCGTCTCGCAGTCGATATCAATGTATGTCTGGTTGTTTGCGATCGCGATGGCCGTTGTGCCGATCGTCAGTGTGCCGTTTCCTACCACCCGGATCAGCGGTTTGGCCGTCATCAGCGTCGGGTTGCTGATCGTGCCTGCTGCCGTGAATGTCGTACCGGTTTCCCCGCTCTTTAAGAACCGTTGCGGTTTACAGTTAAAAACAATATTGAACTCACCTGCTTTCAGGCTCTTCAGCGGTTTCACATCGAGACCGCCCTTGTATCTGGCCAGGCGGAACTCATCCGGATGGTAGGTATCTTCCAGCCTCTGATATCCCACCTTGCTCAGTATGGCGTTTCGGAAATTCTGCATGTTTGCCGAAAAGTTTTCCGCGATAAATGCAGGGTACTTCACATCAATGTTCTTGTACCGCTCGTTGTCCAGGAATATATCTCCATTGCGTCCCGGGATGCTCACATTGGCGCCGTCGCGTTCCGGGCTGTTAAATGTGCCGTTGCCGCTGATATAAACCTTATATGTCCGGCAGTCTGTACCGCCGAATGTGATCCAGTTCTTGATCGTCATCTGTATATGCCCTCTTTGCTGTTCAGCTTATCGTTCAGTCGTTCCTCAACTGCATTGGCCAACTCTTCCACGCTCTGTCCTTCCGCTCCTGTCACATTGATCGTGATATTGCTGTTATTGTTGTATGTATTCGCATTGGATGTTGTATTCTCTTCGATCTGCGGTGTCAGGCTGTCCATTGTATTTTCAATCTTCGGCAGATAACTTCTGAAGCCTTCATCAAAACCTTCTGCTGTCATCTCACCGTAATATTCAAACACCTTGGACGGGCTGCTGATCTTCATCTTATCTTTGAACGCTCCGGAAATGCTGTCCGCCATATCTTTGGCCGCTCTTACGGCTGCACTTTCCCGCGCCTTCATTCCATCTATGAATCCATTAATTGCATCCCTGCCGAAATCATAAAAGATGTTCGAATGCAGTCCGTTTTCAAATGTGTCCGTAATGCTCTTTGCAGCATCTTCCGCCGACTCTTCTGCCAGTTCCTGATTGTCTTCCACGCCCTGGATCAATCCCTCGATCAGATATCCTCCGATCTCTGCCATCACCCTGGATGGTGATGATATACCCGCAGCGCGTTCCCATCCTGCACTGTAGGCCTCGAAATTTTCCTCGCCTTTTTCATCAAACTCATCCTGACGATCATCCATCTCGTTGATCGCGCCGTCCACTGAATGATCCGCCAATTCTGCTCCGTTGTTTTCCAGATCAGCGCCCATCTCTTCCGATGCTTCTATTGTTCCCTTCAGCCAAGCGTTATATGCCTGATATCCTCCATCTTCATATGTACGCGTCACCTCTGCAGCGACTTCATCGGGAAGTGACAATGCATGTGCATACATTTGACTGGCCTTTTGTAACTCCTCATCGGACATCTTCAAAAATGCCTGAATATATCCTTGTCCCTGAGGTCCCATCTCCGCCAACGACTTCAGCAGCCCCTGATCGATCCCGCGCTCTGCCAGTGCAGTGATATCGTCCGCCCAGGACTCCATCCCTTCCACCTGGCTCTGCATATTCTTCAAGATCTGATCCTTATTCTGTTCCTGCGCCTTCTCGTATTCTGCGAATACATCCATCTGACCTTTGATGGAATCATGTACTGCATCATACAGTTCTTTATATTCTTCCTCCGTCAGCTCCAGCGCCCCGATAGTTCCATAACTGTATTCTTCTGCCGCACGTTCCGCTTCATCCAGTATTCTGTCTGTTTCACTGATACGGTCATTAATTATGCTGTACTGATCATCCAAGCTTGCCAGCTGGCCTTCCAGTTCTCCATAAGGTCCACATATCTCTGAACACCGTTTTGCTTCTTCCTGCCTTGCCCAATCTAATTCCGTGACCTTTCCAAGTTGTTCAGCATACTCTTCGGTCATCGTATTTTCCATGGCATTCAATTCATCGAGTGCCTCATGATATGCCATCTGCGCCTGTGTCTGTCGTTCCCGAGCGGCAGTGACCTCATCCTCCATCTTGGCCATTTCCATTTCAACCTCGATCCTGTCTTTCATGATCTCGGTCATCTGCTCCTGATATGCAGCAGCTTCTGCCTGCGCCCAGAGCGCATCTGTATTCCGCTTGATTTCTTCGGTTGACTGGCTGAGATAATGTGTTTCCTCGTTATAGTACAAATTCAAGTCCGGGATCAGCGTATTCAGTTCCTCAACGATCACCGCCGCTCGTTCCTGCTCCTTTACAACCAGCCCCTGCGCATTCGTGTACTGTTTTAATTCGTCGAGTAACTTGTCAATGTGTTTCTTCTGATCATCAATAGATTGAATCTCGTTCTTTCTTTCATCGGACGATTTCCTGATGCTATCTGCCGTTTTAGTCGCACTATCCGCCAGCTTTCTCTGTTCTTCGTTCAGCCGGTCTACTTCTTGTGCTGTATCCGTAGCAAGCAAACTATACGCCGAAAGTGCCGCTGTTGCCATTGCGATACCTGTCACTATCAGCCCAATCGGATTTGCTTCCATTGCTGTATTTAACAGCCACTGTGATATCGTGGCGCCTTCGTTTGCCAATTTGTAAGCATTCCAAGCCGCAACTGCACCTTCCACAAGCGGCACTACTGTCCCCATCGCTACATTCTTCGCAACGATCGCAGCGATCAAACTCGCAATCAATTCAAAATTATCAATGCACCAGGTCGCACCATCGATTATTTTAGGCAATAAGTCTTCCGCAACTATTGCGCCTTTTTCTATGAGTTCCCCTGTTGCCATAGCCATCTTATTCAGGGATGTATTCATATCCCCTTCTTTAACCGACTTGTTCAGCCTTGCTACGGCGTCAGTAGCGTGCTCCACGCCTTTCTTCAATTCATCATCAAAAACCTCGTATGCAGAGATTCCAAGTGCTTCCAGCGTAGACTGTAGGATCGTCACCTTTCCCTTTAAATTATCATTCATGGTCTCTGCCATATTTGCCGCTGCTCCGGAGCAGTGCTCTATCTCCTTATACAGGCCAACAAACTCTCCGCTGGTGCTCTTCAGCAATGCATTTACCGCTGCAATATCCGTCTTATTGAATATTGTCTTGATCATTCGCGTCTTGTCAGCAGTTCCCATACCTGACAGTGCACTATTGAGATCTATCAATATTGCTTCGAGATTGCGGAGATCTCCTCCCATCGTGGTCGTTTCCACGCCCAATTTGTTCAATGCGATTTCCGCTGCTTCTGTCGGTGCGGATAATGATAGCAATACGTTTCTAAGATGCGTACCGCCTTCTGCCCCCTTGATACCATTATTGGCAAGTACTCCCAGTGCAGTATTCATTGTTTCGAGATCAACACCTGCCGACGATACCGCACCGGCACATACCAATGTAGCCTCGCCAAGCTGCTGTACGCTCGTATTCGACTTCTGGGATGTTTTCGCCATCTCGTCGATATATTTGTCCAGCTCATCTGTTTCCATCGCCAGCGCCGCCATGGAGTCTGTAACCAGATCGGAAGCGGTAGCTAATGACATACCGCCTGCTGCCGCAAGGTCGAGAACCTTCGGAAGCGTGGCTGCTGCCTTCTCTGCATCGTATCCGGCCAATGCCAGATAGTTCAGTGCTTCGCCCGCTTCCGTTGCACTATATTTGGTAGCCTCTCCACATGCTTTCGCCGCATCTGCAAGCAGCTGATATTCTTTAGAGCCGTTTGCTATCTCGGAGGCAGTAATACCCATCGTCGCTGCCACCTGAGACATCGACGCTTCAAAGGATGAGCCAACTTCTACAGCCTTTGTTGCAATATCGCCTATAGATTTTGCGAGTGCTTTTGCCGCATCCAATATCACTTCCGATGCCAGGTTTGCTTTTACAACATCGCCAAATCTTTGTACATTATCTCCTGAGTTCTTTGACGCTTCTCCGATCTCTTCGATGGCATCCGCACTTTTGTCCGCATCATCTTCAATGCCTGCCATTTTTTTACCGGTATCGATCAGTTGTCCGTTCAGTTCGATCAGCCCGGTTTCTGCTTTATTGCATTCCGTCTGATACTGCTGCATTTTCTTCCCTGCAGCATCATATTCAGCCTCGCTTTTGGCCAGTTCATCCTTTAATTTTTCAACCGCTTCCGCCTGCTCTTTGATAGACTCTTCGGATGCGCCGGACATTTCCTTCAGGATTTCAAGTGCTTCCTCTTCCTTCTTCAGCTGTGCGCTGACATCTTCCGACTTTTTCGCATACTGTTCCTGAGCCTTTGCAGAAGCTTCGACCATCTTCTGATGTTCTTCATATTTCTTCTTCTGGAGCTCGATCTGCTTCGTGAGGACATCGTACTTTTTTGCAAGCGCTTCCTGGCTGTCTTCCACTCCCTTGAACTGCGCCTGTGTCTTTTTCATTTCTGACTGCAACAGCTTTTCCTGCGCAGCAATATCTTTCAACGACTTATTGTATTCGTTGACTCCTTCCAGTACGATCTTAGTTCCGATAGTTCCTTTTTTTGCCATTTATTTATCCTCACAGATCATCAATATCTGCCACTTTTTCTTCTTCCGTGATCAGGAACAGACTCCTGTTCATCCGCATATTATGGAGCTTTTTAAACTCCTCCAGCATATCCCTGAATTCGCCGTAATACAGCATCCCCCATTCGCGATAGGATAACCCCATCTGTAGCGCTGCTATCTTTATCCAGGCAAAGTCTAACGGCTCCTGCTCTTCTTGCTTCCCTTGCCTGGTGTATCTTTTTTTACAGATTCACACCGCCTCATCTCATCAAATACGATCTGGTACAGGTAACTCCGTTCGATCTCGCACATAGCAACGATCATATCTGCATCCAGCGGGACATACTCTTTCCCTGTTTCATACGCTTCCACTTTCAGCCCCTCATTGATCATCCTCGGCAATATAAATATAAGCGCTTTGAGTGAAGGCTTTACATATTCAACTGCGATGTTTCCATCTTCCGTTCTTTCGTACCTTCCGTCCTCTCCACGCTTGAATCTCCATCCTAACAATTCCTGCTCGAACTTCTCTTTTGTTCCATATCTTTCTTCAATCTGATCTAATACATTCAGATCGATCCGTATTGGCATTTTTTCGTCGCCGATCGGTATTCTGGTTAATTCCATGCATCTCTCCTCTGAAAGCGCCGCCGGACGGTATGGGTAGCCGGCCGACGGCAATGTAAAACGAAAGGGGTGTTCACCTCATTCTCATGAAGCGCTGTATGCATCCGCTTTATAGAAAGTGTCCGATCCTGCGGTCGTCTTTGCTGTGAGCGTATATACATACGGAGCCTCTTCAGTGCCCTCACCGGAGCGTTCATACCAACCCTCATTTTTCGGATTTGCTCCGGTAGCCGGATTGGTTACTTCGGTGTAGGTAACAGTCATGCCAAGTTTAGTGCGGATCCATGCATCGGCATTGATCTCAGTCGGGAAGTCCGGAGATTTGTATCTCCAGTCTCCGTTGGAGAGTGCAGTCGCGGATCCCGTCAACTGCGGTGTCTGGAAGGTGATCTGATCTCCCTTCGTCTGATAACTCTCTTCGCCTTCGGTGAACTTCACCTTTGCCAGGACAATACCGCGATATGTCTTCTTGCCGTCTTCCATCTTGGATACCCAGTAGCCATAGCCAACGTATGCATTAGCATCCTCTGCGTTGTCAGTCTCTTCTCCGGATGTTACGGTGTGGCCGAACAGAATATTCGCTGCGCTTGACGGCAGTCTGTCGGTGCCTACAGTTACATTTGCATTCACGAACTCATCCACGCGCTCTGCTTCACTGTTATCAGCATACAGAGATGCGCTGGAGTAGTTCGGTGTTACGGCTGTGCTGATCGCTTTACCGCAGCGGAAACCGCCGCTATAGGTTTCAGCAGAAGCATCAAGTCCAGCCATGTACGGATTGGAAAGTCCATAGTAAGCCATTTTTATATCCTCCTTTAAGTTTGTGATCCGGTATAATATACCGAGAATATTGTTTGTCTCACACGATCGGTTCCGGTCAGTGTGTCTGTAAGCCACGACTGGATCCGCTCGACTGAGAAATCATATTGTTCCAACAGGGCCTTTAACTGGTCCTTGTATGCGAAATAGTTGTACTTGACCGGTGTGATGAGCTGTACCTGCATCTGTACGGTGGTTTCATCCCATCCGTTGTCCGCGTCCAGTCCGCTCCGTTCGTCTTCGTAGGTGAATGTGATATATTTATCCGCTTTCCCTTCGTAGATATCCTGAGCGACCGGCAGCCCCATCTGTGTTCCGATCTCGATCAGTTTCGGGTTAAGGTTCATGACTGTGTCCTCTTGTCGTAGACTTCCTGCATCTTATCCAGCACCTTTGCCTCTGCATCGTTCGTTGTCGCTGTAAGCCACGGCTTCGGAGATTGATGTCCCGGTATGCCATATTCCAGCCAGATTGCTTTCAATGCGTTGGATACCGGATGCTTGCGCCCCTTCTTGCCTCTCTGATAGACTTTCGTCTTTGATTGGCCTTTCGGGTTTACATTTATGATGTACGCTCCATTCTTTGCCTGCTTCGCCTTGCTTACTGCCACAGAATCGACCAGTTCCGAGTCTCCACTGTGCGCGATGCTTTTCCGCAGGTTTTTCTTCATCGAGTCTTCAATGATCGGAGCGGCCTCGGTCAACATTTCCTCCGCCAGTTCATCACCGCCAACCAACATTTCTGATATTCCTGAAAACTCAATATCCATCCGTGCCATCACTCTGCCTCCGCGCAGGATATTTCGATCTCTCCGGCATCCGTACGGTATGTCCTTATGATCTTGTATCTGATATTCTCATACTCAACCGCCCACGGCTTCACTGTTGCTCCGCTCTGCGGTGTGTAATATCCAAGTTTGAAATCGTCCGGATCCACGCAAAATATATATTCCAACTTTATTTTGCTTTGCAGCGCTTCATAAAACTCTCTGGCCCGTACCGATTTCACTCTGGCGAATACTGTTTGTTTCTGTTCCGTATTCTCCGTAGGAAACCCGCTCGCATCATAAGTTGTTCCGGTTTTTGTTACCAGAGTGATCAGTTTATCTCGCATCCGCTTTGTACCCCTTGTACAAGCTCATACTGTCGCACAGCGCATTGTAATCGCGTCTGTACATATCTCCCTTGCCCTGGTAGTCTTCTTTACCCTGGCAGTACAGAACGAGAAGCTGGAGCACCAACTTATCATCCCGGATCTCCTGCACATCATTAACCAATGTAAACACGGATACGCCGCGCTCGAAAGCGTCGAGCGCACCCGCATCTACATCAGCCGAAAGGGTAGAATCCAAGGCTGTGTGTGTAATCCTCATTGCATTTTTGACATATCCAACAACTTCGGTATTGGTCATCCTTAAAACCCTCTGCTATCAGCCTCCCTGCCCTCCGCCGGCTGCCGCCGTCTGTGCCGCAAGGAAACTGGTGATCAATTCCGCCTTCGTGTTACCGCTGATGCTGTAATTCAGGTCGGCGGCAAGCTCCTGAATCTGTCTCTTCGTGAGTTTCTGCAGTTCCTCTTCGCTGTAGTCCCCACTGTCATCAGAATCAGCTAATGTCAGTCCGATGTCAGCTCCAGCGCAATGATGGAGTGAGTATCGATCATCTTTCCGTCAGCAATCATGATCGCCTTGGTCACGGTGTCGTCGCTGGATTCATCGACATAGCGGGAAACCGTAACGCCCATGTTGGTGTTGATCATGTAGTCTTCCAGTTTTGCGATGAAAGCAAATACACCGGTCGGATTGTCGTTGGTCGGCACTGCCATATGATCGGTGAAGTTTACCGGACGGCCGAAGATGGTGTGAACCAGCTTGCCATCGATACCAGCATCCACTCTTGCGATCGGCTGGCCGTTGGAATCAACGATCGCCTGAATGTAGTTGTAGAAGAACTTCTTGTTCATCACCCATTCAGCGCCATTCTCATATGCGGTCGGCAGTGCTCCTTCCATCGCGAGCAGAGTTGCGTATGTTACGCCATCGCCGGTGCTTGCGGTTACATCTGCCTCAATGGTAGCTGCAGCGGTCTCTGCCAGGATACCCTTCGGCTGGCCGGAACCGGTACCGTTGATGATTGCGTCTTCCAGTGCTCTCACCATTGCTTCTGCAATATTTGCAGACAATGTCTTCTCGAAGATGTCCAGAGTCACATTCTCCACGATCAGGGATACTGCAACAGATACCTTCAGTTTGTAGTAACCAAATACCACAGAGCCGGATACATCCATCTTCTGGGTGTTGCCGCCTGCGCGTTCTGCCAGCCATACTGCGGTCGGTTTTGCAGCAGATACCGGCACCTTCACGCCACCCTTGAATGCGGTGCGGGTTACTTTTGCCAGGATGTTGCCGTTAGATTCCATCAACTCCACGATACGGTTCATGATCGTGGTCGGGATCACCGGGCCGACATCGGATGTGGTGGTCTGATAGTCGGTACCGTTCTGCATCGTGATCGGTGTACCTTTCAGCACATAGTTCATGAATGCCTTGCGGTATTCCATATCGCTGTCTGCTACCATTTCCGTCATCACGGTGTTGGTCTGCTCTACCATCGCCATCGGTGCCTTCGGCGCGCCTTTCAGCGCATTCAGGTTCGCCTGTCTCTGAGCGAAAGCGTCCCACTCTGCATCCAGATCGGTGATTTCTTTGCTCTTTGCATCGAACTCTTCCTGGTTGCCTTCCTCAGATGCCTTTTGGGCTTCTGTCAGCAGGTTGTCTCTGAGTTCCATGTACTCTTTGTAGTTCTTGAATTTCATCCTTCTCTCCTCCTTTGAAGTTTTAGCAGGTCAAGCTGCCTTGCCATTTGTTTTCTCTTCAGATCGGTGTTGCCTTCCAGCTTCATCTCCCTGAACTTTGCCTTCGCCTCCTCACCGAGTATCGTAGTGAAAAGGGTGTTGTATATCGAGATCGGCTGTTCAGAAAGACTGCCGTCATCTCCTTTTATCCTGTCCACGAAGCCCAGTTCCTTCGCTTTTTTGGCGTCCATCCACATTCCGTTGTTCTGCGTTCCGTGTGCCATCATCTTCAGGATCTCTTTTTCTTCGAGTCCCGTCTTCAGCCGGTAGATGTTGGATATGGAAATATCCGCAGTCTGCAGGACTTCTGCCATGGTCTCCATATCTCTGTGATCCCCGCCCTGCCATGATGACACATTGTGAATCATATACTGGATTCCCGGATTCGCTACACACTGATCCGCTCCGCAGCATATCAACGTGGCCGCCGATGCAGCAAAGCCCGTGATCTCTACGGTACTGCTGCCGTTGTATCTCTTCAGCGCGGAGTACATTTCGTTCCCCGCCATCAGATCGCCACCTCCAGAATTGAGCAGGATCGTCACTTCGTCTCCGCCCGCTTCCTTCAGCGCTTTCGCCAGGTCTTTTGGTGCTGTAGCCTCGATGCCGAACCACTCATACATCTCTTTGTCATCGTTCGAAACGATCGTACCTTTTACCTCAATTTCCTTCACTCATATCACCTCCCTCCGGATCCTCTCCAAAGATTCCGGTATCCTTTCGGAGCAGTGCTGTGTCTCCACCCTCGATCGGCACCAGATTCAGATATCCTCGCACCTCATTCGGTGTCATTATTCCTCTATCCACGAACTGCACCAGATTCAGTTTTGTTTTCATGCTTGCAAAGGTCAGTGCGCTGGATTCAAACACGATGGCATTCCCTCTGGATCTCTCCAGTCTTGAAAACAGTTTCCTTGTGTATTCTCTCGCCATCTGTGCTGCGATCGGTTCCACAGCCTGCTCATAATATGAGATCCACTCATCCTCTGTATAGGTACTGTGAACGATCTTTTCATTCACATTGAAATACGCATAAATGCGGTTCACCTGCCGATCTGTCTGTGCTGCATTCGGTACATAATCGTGCGGCGTTACCTGTATGGCATCTGCCTTTGAGTCCGTCGCGGCTACGCCGATACTTCCCTCTTTGTCGATCCCCAGGTAATCGTCTGCGAACTGTTTTGTCGCTTCTCTCATATCTTCCGGGCGGAGTGCCTGTGTGAATTTCAGAATCCAGCGCACGACCGCACTGTTCTTAATCGCGTTCTTCATTCCCTGATCCGACAGATTCACGCAATCCATCACGGAGGATAATGCTTCCTGCGGACAGTCACCGAAAAGGTCATTGCTGTAGTAATCATCACGGATATGTATGATATCGCTGTACCGGATCAGATCATTCTTGCCGTTGTCGTAGTAGAATTTCAGCCACAGTTCGCCGTATTCGTCATACTTTGCTTCCACCGTGGAAGCCGGTACCGGATACAGTCCCACCGGCAGTCCGTTCGCATCCCGCATCACATAGATAAATGCATTCCCGTTCAGTGAAAGCTGGTTCGCCACCTTTTCCTGCAGCATCTGTCCGGTCATATAGCCATTCGGTTCTTCCAGCAGAAAGCGAATGTTTAGCAGCGGATTGATCTCCACTTTTTTCTGCGTTCCCTCTTCCGTCTTCACTTCCGTTGTCCGGATATGCTTTGCTACGCATTTCCCGATCGCTTTTGTCCTCGGTTTGATGCAGGCCCGCACGATGTCGGACTGGTACAGTTTCCCGTTCCAGGAATAAAAACCGTTCCCGCGATCTACGATCATCTTGTAGACGGTTCTCTCTGTTTCCTTTTTGCTCGCTTTATTTCCAAAATTGAAAAGTCCCATATCTCCACCTGTTGCACCGGTGCAACTCTCAAATTATCGTGCTGTACTCTTCCAGGTACTTGTCACGGATCACATATGCATCCAGCATCGATGCAACACCGTCAATCCTTCGTGTCGTCCGACCTTCCGTGACCTTCGTTGGCTGTATATTGTCGTTTTTATCCACATCCACGGATGTGTTGATCAGACACCATTTCAGCACCGGGTTGTTGTTGTAGATCACGATCTTCTTCTCCAGATCGGCTCCCAGGTTCTTCATCGGTGCCGACAGCGCCTTCTTTCCCTGAACCACCGGCTCCATCACGCTCTTGCCGAATTTGTTTTCCATATCGCTCACAAAATACTGTGCCGACCAGGAATCGTATCCGCATTTCCAGAGATAGATGTCGTTTGCTGCCTGCTGCTCTTCGAACCATTGCACCACAAGCCGATAGTCGATCTTGTTTCCCGGAGATAACCTGCACCAGCCCTGATCAATCCAGATATCATACGGGATCTTGTCCTCATGGATCCTTTTTTCCAGATTGTCTTCCGGAATCCAGTACATCTGGTGCACGTAAACCCTGGCATCCCCCCGTACCTGAAACATCATGGTGGCGCAGGTCAAATCTGTCGTTGATGAGAGATCGATCCCGCCTATTCCGTAACGCGGTTTCAGTTTTTCAATGTCGAACGTCTCTTTGTTATCCAGCTGTTCGAATGTCAGCCACGCTTCGCTGGATGTTTCGCGTATGTTAAACTGCTTACACACGAGATTCTTCACGCGAATCGGTTCCTGCTTCGCTTTTTCCACCTCATGCCGCAGCGTTGTCAGATTTTTGATCGTTCCCAGTCCCGGATTTGCTTTCTTCCAGCATTTCTCATCCGTCCACTCTGATCTTCGGTCCAGCTCATACACGAAAGCCAGTGTTCTTTCGTCCCGGTATCCGTTCGGATCTCCGTATCCTGCTATGATCCGCTCGCATTCTCCGTAGATGTCATCATAGATATCATCCCGGACCGTTCCTGCGGTGGATGTGATGAAGATCAACGGCTGTTCCCTTGCGGAGATACCGTCCGCTATGATGTCATATAGCAATCTGCCATTCTTCCACTGGTGGATCTCATCCATCAGCGCACAATGCACATTCAGACCATCCAGAGTGTTGCTGTCTGATGCCAGCGGCTTGAATGTGCCGGCATTAAAGCTCTCGCTGGAAAGTTCTCCGACCAGCGGCTTGATCCGTTTCAGCAGTGCCGGCGATTTGTTCACCATCCGCTTCGCTTCTTTCCAGATGATCCCGGCCTGGTCTCGTTTGGTCGCTACCGCATACACCTCCGGACCGGCTTCGCCGTCTGCGATCTGCATATAGGTTCCTACACCGGAAGCCATCAGGCTCTTGCCGTTCTTCTTCCCTACGATCAGGATCGCACGCTGGTACTGTCGCAATCCCTGATCGTCCACAAATCCAAATACTGCTGCCAGTAAAGCCTTTTCCCACAGTTCCAATACGACCAGCTGGCCTCCGACTTTACCCTTCGAATGATGGCAGTAATTTTCAAAGAACTCGATTATATGCTTTGCCCGCTTCAGGCTGTAGTGATACTTTCCGGGATGCTCCTGCTTTTCCGCCAGCATCTGATAGGTGCGGCGCACCTTATCGCAGACTACTTCCTGTCCGCTCTGGATCCGTTCCCAGTATGTCTTTATCGGGTTGTAGTTATCCGGATAACGAACGATCAATCATCACCACGCTCCACTATGAAATCGTCAAACTTATCATCCACTACCTTCTGCTCTGTTTTCGGCAGACACTCCAGCAGGATCTTGGTTGCCGCTGTCAGTTTTGCGCTCATCGCCAGATAGTTCAACACCGCCGGGCTCTGCTTGGTTCCGTACTGGTTTTCGCCGTTCTTGTACTCCACCTGCATCCCTTCTCTGGTGATCTGCCGGCGCAACTCCTGCATCGATACCGTCAGGAATGCCGCATCCTCGATCGTCGCCTTGGCCGCTCGCCTTTTTTCTGCGGAGATACCTTTGAGCGTTGCGGTCAGGCGTTTGACCTCGTTCTGGATCGCCTTATCTCTTCTTTGCTCCTCGGAAAGATCCACAACCTTCGTGTTTTTGCGGCTTTGCGGCTTCTTTTTCGTGGAAGTTGTTTTCTTTTTTGTCGTTTTCGTGCTTTTTTTCGTCAAAAATGCGGTGTTTTTTTTCGCATTTTCGACTTTTTGAGCACTGTTCGTTTTTTTCGACTTAATTGAAGGTCTCCCTCCGGCGGTATTCATTTACCACACCCCCCTCATGTGTACGTGCGCATTACATCAGCC